TTCAGCGGCCATTTAAAAGTTTAGTGAATTGATATGGTAAAATATTTCGTTAACTCCGCAACGTGAATGCCAATTGTAACTACGCTCCCAATATTGCCTTTGCCAATTAGGATAAACAGTAAGATCTAAATCAAATGATCTGGCTAATTCCACCATTTCATTCCATGCTCTTACCTGTTTATTTATCGAATTGGTTGTAGTTGCGTTCTCTGCTTTTGGCTTAGCCTCGCTAATTCCCATCGACTTGGTTGATTCATCTCGCTTATACCAATAATAGATATAACTTTTCAACATATCCTTTAAATCGGTATTATTAGCTAGATTAGTCCATTTTACATCGGGCGTTGGCAATACGGCTCTGCCAGCCGCAAACTCGTTAGCCAATGTTAGCCCCAACAAAGCACGTAAGAACTTCGGCTCGTACTTATCGATGAACTCTTGAACGTTTCCGCTCATGTATTGGTTCTCGGTCTGTGCGATAGTCAGCTCTGCTGTAAAATCTGTTGGGGCTATTATTGTTGGCATGGTGTTGTTAATCTTCTTTAATCTTGTTAGCTTTAATATGAGCTTCCTCCGCTTCCTTAAGCATTTTCTTTTGATCTAATTCCTTAGCTTCAAATTTTGCTCCTTGACCTTTCAAAAGTTCAACAATTGAAAAGTGAATGTAATGCGTTTCACCCTTTTTATAAATAGCTACTTTTTTTGTTGGGTTGTAATCTTCCTTGAAAACGACTTCCCTTGTATTATCTAGTTTCTTAGACATAATTAAGGTGTTGGTGCTGTAATAGCAGCTAAAACGTTTGCGAATGTATCGTACATTACAGAGTTTTCTCTGTTTTCAGCTATGTAAGACAAGAACTCTTGGTAACCTCTGTAAGAAGTTTTATCTTCCCTGAAATCTGTTCCATTTAACCCTCTTTCGAAAACCATGTTTCCGTAAGCGTAAATTTTGAAACCTAAATCAGCAGCGATCAACAAAAAGTGAGTGCTAGGGATATCCTCAATATCAGCAGGAATAACGTGCACACCAGCGATATAAAGCTCACCTAAAGCATTTACATAGATTAGGTTATTGTTTAACCATTTACCGTCAGTCGCCTTTAGGTTATGGATACGATAAAAAACATCGCTTGAAACAAATACCATTGCAGCTTCTTCCTTACTGTTCGCCATCGAAGCGATAGCGGCAATAATAGCATCAATGTAGTTAGCCATTTCAACATCCAAAGCGAATGCTGGAGTAACCGTATATTGAACTGCATTTGTTTTTAAACCCAATGGAGCCAATGCATTAACTGCTGGATCATTGTTTAACAAACCATCGTTTACAGCTTCCTTAATTTCATCCATGAAATCCTCACGAATCCAATTTTGGAAACTAGGAACATCGCGTAATAACTTATCCTCAATTGTTCCGAAGATAGCAACCTTTCTAGCCTCTGCCTTACCTGTAGTTACTCTGAATGAGCGTTTAGGTTTAGCTTGACCAGATAAAATCCATGCTGCTGATCCTGGATCGCCAGATGTTGGGTTTGTATCACCAACCTCTACTTTTACCAAATAAATCAACGTAGGAACGTTAATAACACGAATATCGAAGTTATCTAAGATAAGGTTGCGTTTACGTTTACGAACGTTTAAAACAGGATCAACAAAGCGACCTGTAAAAGCTGTAATATCAGTTCCCGCAGCACCGCCAACAAATGTTTGCGGATAACCAAAAGTTTCTGCTGCCTTAATTTCAATCTTAGCGGCCTTGTGTGTTTTTTCGTTACCGTCAAAAGTAGCTTTAACAAAATCCTCGATGTCTTTTGTTGCTACTAATTCAGTACGTTTATTTGCCTTATCAGCACCAGATTCCTTACTAACAGCAAGCTCTTCCTGCATATCAGCGATTTGCTTGTGAATAGCAGTATTTGATGCGTTAATAGCTTCGATTGCTTTGCTAATCTCTGCCGCTTTCATCGTTTCAATTCCATCCTCTAAAGCCTTGATTTGGTCTTCTAAGGTCTTGAATTGTGCTGCATCAGCTTTGTCACCTAACAACGCCTTAAACCCATCCACTTGCGTTCCGATAGCTTTGATAGCTTTTACTTCATCAGTTTCGTTAGAGTTATCGCCTCCACCTTCATTATCTGGAGAAAGTTGCGCTCTGAAAAAACGAGAAGCTGAAGCTGATCCCGATCCCATTTTGGGAATAAATCTTTTGTTCATTTTTCTAATTTTTAAATTTTTCTAATAAGTTGTTTAACTCTTTTAACATTTGAGTGCCTTTCAGCGGATCGTTTTTAGAAGGTGCATTTGCGGACTTCATATTATTTTCTAATGTTGGTGTAATCCAATTGCTACCCATAAGGACGGCAGATCCCTCGGCTAATTTAGCCTCTAAAACTGCCCAAAAGTAACCGGATGCATCAGCATCATCTTTGTTCATTATTAAGGGGTAATATTTATCCCAATTTTCTTTTTCCTCTGCGGCCCATCTTTCTTCACTATTAATGCAGATAACAATATCAACATATTGCATGCCTACCGAGTGATTGTTAACCCATCCGTTTTTATACTGTTGGAACATTAACGGATTGCGTGACATTTTAACTAAGCTGTCAAATATTAACGCCTGCGTATTTCCATCGAATGAAAAGCCCAAATCCTTAAATGTAGTATTCTTAACGTATGCAAGCGCATCACTAGATATCACCTTATCAAATTCCCTTAAATGTTCTTGTAAGTGAAGTTTTTTATTTGAGTGGCTTAATGTTCTTTTCCATAATCCGTCAATATGAACATCGCCATGAGAATCCAGAACATTCGTTGTATTCATTACAACCCTAACTTTAAGTTCTGTCATATCGCCAGAAACCATATCATTAGACTTAACTACACCGTTCTTTGTTTCCTTATCCATATATAGATAATCGAACCCATCGGTATATTTAATAGCTGATTTTTTCAATGAAATAAGATGCTGCTTATTCTCTTGAAGTTCTTTGAACATCAATTGTTTTGATTCAAAGCTTTTATCTAAATCTTTACAGAATATCATCTATTTATTAATTGGCTTGTTAATGTACTTTTGTTTTTCCTCTACTGATTTTTTAATGTTATCAGAAACAGGTTTATCCTTAATTTGCTGAAGCTTGTCCGCTTGTGTTAGTTGTTGTTTTTGCTGGCTCATAATCTACCTCTGTAAAATTAGTGTCTAATATAGCGTTAATTTCATCAATCTTAACTCCCGCTTTCAAAAGTAGTAATAAAGTTTCAGATTTTATCTTAGATATTTCTGCTCGTTCCTTTTCAAAAACCTGCATAAAGCTAAGATGATCCCATGACATTACGTAGGTAAAATCAGATTCTCCAAACCCTTTCATTAATCCTGCCATCAGCTTATCGGCTCTAGGTTGAAGAGAATACGAAACTAATGCGCCCCTTGCTTTTTCCTGGTTCTCAAATGTTCCGCTATTGAAAGCCTCCAAAACATCCTTAGGTATCCCGTAAATACTACCTATAATGAAGTAGTCATTCAGGTAACTATCATCTAACTTTAGATTAGCTATGTTTTCTACAAAACGCTTAATATCAGCTAATGATTTTAACGCTGTAACAGGATTTTTATTTATCGCTTTCTTCTCAATGTCTAATTTTTCCTCGTTAGTTAATGGCACTTTAGCAACATCATCTAACGAACTTTTACCAGAAACCATGTATTTGGCCGACATTCTAAGGTTTACGTTTTTGCTATCCATAGCTTCCTCGCTATTGGAAATAACCTTGTAAAGTGCATCTATACGGCTTTGACCCTTAAACCAATTGCCCGTACCGTTTGATAAATCTGGAATATGAAGTAGCTGTCTTAATGGAAAAGTAAACGTAGTACCGTCCTGATATCTGTAGGTTAATACCGTAGCCTGTAAAGCAGCTTCAGATGAGGCGGAAAGAAATAACTTATCTTTCTTATTTTCCATTTCTAAAGGCCATTCAATTTTTGATGGCTCCAGAAAATACCCCTTATTAGGCGTAATTCGATCTAAGTTCCAAGTATCCATGTACAGATAATCATTACCTATCATGTTCCAAAAACAGTAATCCCAAAGCCATTGATTTTTTTGTTGCCTATTGTTTGGATTGTTAATGAAGTTAAGAAACGGATGTTTTTCAACTGACTTACCTTCCTTGTAAACATAAACACCACCTAAAGAGAAAAGGTCGCAGCATAAAGAGAAAACCTTTAACATTGCGGGGTTTGAAAATATAAGCTCTAACTTTTCAACGTCCTTTGAGTAGTCGTTAAACACTGGAGATATTCCAAATGGTTTAAAGAAGTTCTCAAAAGCACCTCTTTCACCAAACCAATTTCCGAAAGTATTATTAATCCAGCCCAATGAGTTTAATTATTTCGTGCTAATATACGAAAGTTAAATAAATATCAAATGTTTTTTATTATTCCCTCTCTAAACATCCATTGAACCGGATAAACAATACTATCTATTGCATGGTTATCTTGATCAACAGGTTTTTCTAATAAAACTCCATTTGTATCTTTATCGTAGCAGTATTCTTCTTGCTCGTATTCTATATTAGGCGAATCGTCTGTATAAAATATGTTTAATCCAGATAAAACACCTATACGGTTGATAAGATCCAATTTACCGCCAACTGCTTGTGCGTATTCCCACCCAGCTTTACGAAGTGACATGATCTTATTTGGCCTGTTGTTATCACAAATTATATTTGCATCGTAAGGAATGCCTAACTTTTTGAATATATAAGCTACTAAACCGTCATAATCGTCGCTTTCGCTATTTCTAATAGATTGTAATTGTTGCGGTGACATATTACGCTCAATCTCGTTTTCGCTTGCGTAATTGTATTGCCTAACGTAAAGATTGCCATCATAATATTTAAGTCCTGTTACAGCCCAAGGATCTACCTTTCCCCAATCGCTACCAAAATATTCAGTAACATTCATTGCCAGGTAATCAGATAACGATATCTTTTGCCATGTATAAATCCTGCCCTCAACCTGACCGATCTCACCAAGACCATACACCCGCCACATATTCGCCCAATAGTTATTAATGATAACTAATTCGCCTTTTTCGTTTACTGCATAATCTCCAGTTTCATTATCGGTTTGATATCCCAATTTCTTGTAACGCAATATCTCGCCTCTTTCCTGTTGGCTTAAAAATTCGTTATCTTGAAATGTTAGTTTAATGAAATCGCAATCATCGCGGGTTAAAACTTCGGAGTGGAACCAAAACTTCTTATTTGGATTAAAGTCAATAATAATTCTTTTAGCCCTAGATGTTAGTTCTCGATAAGTATCAAACTTCACTTTGTTGCCCTCGTTAATAAACATTATATCGCTTCTAAGACCTTTGCCTATATCAGCCTTATCTAATCCTATAAACTTAATGAAACTTCCGTTAGGGAAGCGATATAGCGTTCCATCAACCCATCTAATCCTTTCAAATATACCGAATGAGTTCATTATGTTAACAAAGTCCTTTATTACGGTAATTCGCATCTTAGATAGTTCCTCTGATGCTATGAAAATTTCTTTATTAGGATTGTTGCTGGCGTGGTTGATAAGTAATTGGAGTATGGAATAAGTTTTTCCAGCTCCCTGGCCTCCTTGAATACCCCAAATACGTTTTTTTAATGCTGATATCTTACGGAGTGCCGTTGTCGCTTTCATCATTGGCTAATGGATCATTTTGCATTAACTGAATGTTTGTTGCTTTTTGGGCGTTATCGGCAGAGAAAACGCCTAGAATCTTACCTAAATGAGCGGTTGCATTATTTGCTCCAGAGCTATCGAATTGATAAACAGGATCTCCGTTTTCATCTTCTACAGGTATAAATGTTTTTGATTGAGTATCCCATTGCATTACCGGTTTTGCTTTAACGCATGCATCTGAAATATGCTTAAACCTTTCAACAACCCATTCCTTAGTTATCCCGCTTTTCTCTGAATACTCTTTACGTAACTTAGCTAAATACTCCTGAACATCTTCACGTTGCAAAACCT